AAGTCAATCATGACCTTGTCCAAGCAACCATCATCATTCTTTTCCCATGCTTTGCGGAACTTCTTGATAACCTCGCCTTCACTGGTGGTAAACACCAAGCTATTGCCTTCACGTTTGAGCAACTCTTTTTTCTCAATCAAGTCTACTAGACCCGAGTAAGGACTCATACCTGTGGTGTAAGGAATCTTGACTTGCACACCTTCAAACGGTTTGGCATAGCGTGTTTTCATAACTTTACAGCCTGCACGAATACCATTGACGTCTGACACTTTGTTGCCGTCCTCGTCCTCTTTCAGCTTCATCTTCTTCATGGCCACCACAATTGAACTGGCGTAAATGAAACCTTGACCACCACTGATTTTATCATCAGGGTCAAACATGTCCTGGCTTGCGTATGTGTGGTTGGTACAAACCAAGCCCACGTTGTAACTACCAAACATGTTCACACAGTTACGCACCAATGCTGTAAGTGCTTTGGGTTTACGACCCAGGTCACCTTTCATTTCACCAGCGTCAAACTGGTTCACGTCTGTGGGAGTCAACAGCATGCCCAGTGAGTCAATTACAAACATGACCTTGGGACGCTCGCCTTCGGGCAGGGCTTTGTAATCGCTCATGAATGTACTAATAGTCTTGGCAACATCGTCAATCATGGCCATACTCAACTTGAGCAGTTTACTTTCGCTGGTGTCCACACCCAAGGCTTTGAGCCAGTCTTCGTCAAGTGCGTTTTCACTGTCAATCAGCACCACAAAGATGCCTTGCTCTTGTGCGTTCTTCACAATGTTGCCTGAACAGATGTACGATTTACCTGCGCCCGAGTCACCAGCAAACACTGTGACCTTGCCCAGAGGAATACCGCGATTGAAATCGCCTGAGATCAAATAGTTTAGTGCATAATTGCCTGTTGAAATCCAGTCTGTAGGATCGTTAAAACCGATGCTTAGTCCATCGATTGATTTTGTAATTTCTTTACGGAATTTTGAAACGTCAAAGGGTTTACCCATGAATCACCTATTATTTTTAAAGAACACAGAGGGGGCCCCCTCTGTGTGATTGCTGTCAATTACTTGGCTTGACGGCTACGGATCATGGCCAGGATGTCCTGGGCGTTTTGTCCACTGGCTGCAGGCTTGGCCACTGGTGTCACTGCTACAGGTGTGTCGTCTTCGTCAAAGTCACTTGCGGGTGCAGGTGCTGCCACTTTGAGTGCAGGCTTGGCTGCTGGTGCAGGAGTGTCCTCATCCGCATGTGCGGCTCCGGCACCACCTGGTGCTTGTACACCTGCAGGACGGAAGTACTGACTCCAACGTTCTGTGTCGTAAGGTTGTCCATCCACTGATGCCTCAAACATCTCTTTGATCACCTTCAACTCCACGTCGCCGGGTTTCTTGGGCAGGAATGTGCTCAAGTCAAACAAGCCATGTGTAGCAATTGCCGCTTGTTCTGCTTCAGTCAATGCTGATTCCTTACGTGCCCACTTGCTTGTGCTGTAGTCAGCATATCCACCCTTGCTAGTCTTTGACACACGGAAGTCCAGGCCACGCAGGGTGTCTGTGGGCATTTCTTCCAGTTCAGGATCCATCAGCGCACCCTTGATGGTGGCAAAGATTTGTGGTCCGATGATGAAACGTCGGATGGGATTTTCTGGAGTCTTGTCTTCGCTCAGTGGGTTCTCACGCACAAAGCCTTGAAAGATGTAACTGCGTTTCTTCCAGTACTTGCGACCCATTTCTTCAAGGCTCTTGTCCTTGAACCAGGTGCGTACTTCTGCCAAGATGGGACAGGCGTCGCCCCACATTTCCACACAAGGTACTTGCACGTACACTTGCTTGCTATCCCCTTCGCCTTTGATGCCAGCAAAAGGCAAACGAATCATTGCTCGTTCTTGCCAGAAAAATGTGTTTTTTGTATTTGCATCGGGAAGGAATCGCAGTGTGGTACTTTGTCCTTCTTCCATGTTCCAATGTGGATAAATTGAATTGTCTCCACCGGTGGATTGCCCACCTTTGTTGCCCTCTGCTGCCTGTAGTCTTGCTCTGATTTCTGCTAATGATGCCATAGTTTTTCTCCTTAGTAAGTTGCCTATGTTATGTTGCCTATCTAAATGTTTAGATCTTGGTTGCCTGTGACTCACAAACAAAAAAGCGCAAACACTGTAGTAGTATATGCGCTTTTTGTCTACGTGTCAAGTGTATTTATGTCATCTGAGCAAAGCCAATGATTTTATTCTTGCCAGAAGTGCATCGCCTTCTTGGATATCGGTTTCTTTGCCTTCGTAGTAGCTGCCGGTCATTGCGGCATTGTAGTTGATTGGGTCATCTACTCCCTCGCCCATACTGTAAGGCATGCCCACAGCACCGCCATCTTCGTCCATTGTTAAATCAACATTAGCTACTTTTGACAGTGGAGTACTGTCTCCAGATTTAAGTGGAGACAACTCATTGTGTCTACGTAGCTGCATTGGATTGATTAGTTTTTTTCCTGCTGGTAAATCTTCAAAGTCAGGACCAAAGCCACGGATTTCAACACGTGGAATACTATCACCCATGTTGTTTGCTGATGCTGGATTTACAACACCTCTACCTGCGCCTGCTACGCTTTTGGTGCGTGGCGTATCCTGAATATTCGGACGAGGTGGTACAGTTCGCGATCTGCTATCTTCGTACATGCCGCCGCCACATTCCATCAGGCCGTGTTCTGGGCAGTATTGACCTTCCATGGTCATGTTGCATGATCCTTCGCTCACAGGCATGATCATTGGGCTGATTAGATTTTCTTTAATGCCAAGATCGTCAGCCAATCGATTACTGACCCATTGATTTGCAGTGCCATCTTTGGCTTTTTGTACCCGGTATGGCATTGCACCGTGTTGGTTATAATAGTCAAATACTGCATCATACAGGTCATCATCTAAATCACCAGTTTGTTTGAAGTTTTCAACTTCGTGTCGGAAACGATCCAACAAATGGTCCCAGGTGTTTCTTGTGTCATCGTTCAACACACCTTCTTGAAGTGGTACTCCAGCATGCTCAAGCATGCGAGCCAGTTCGGCGTTCTCCAACTTTAATGGATTAATACTTCTATTCATAGGATCTTTTCCGCCACCGCCCAACCCCGCGCCACCGCCCATGCCACCGCCACCAGTCATTCTGCTGGTAGCACTGCCGCCGCCCTTTTGAATACTCTTGGGAATATCGCTGCCTTGTTTGGCACCAAATGTGTTCATTGGTATACGGTCTACCTTTGTATCAGTCACTGCTGGCACAACTTTTGAAGCCAAACGACCATCACCGGGTGTAACAATTTGTTTGCCACTTTGTTTGAAACTGGGGTTCTTGTTATAAAAATCTTGATGTGATTTATTCATCCTAGAGGTATCCAGATCCGGTTTACCGTAACGTTGATTCATTGAATCTTTATATTCTTGATTAGTAAATTTTCCTGGGTTAGACATGCTGTACTTGGGTTTGTCTGCTTCTTCGCCTTCTGCCATCGGCGGTTTAGATACACTTTCACCGTCTCTCTTCATTCTTGCCTTCCAGGTGTTCACAGCCTGCTCTCCAGCCTTGTATTCTGATCCGCCACCGTCAACAAACTTATCAAAATAATCCAATAGTTCATCTTCGTAATAATCTAACTGATTCAGTACAATCCAATTGATAAAATTATTTCTGTATTCGCTGGTATTTTTGTCACCAAAGCCTTCTGCCACAGGAGGAACCGCTGGAGGTGCAGTGTCTTGCGGCACAGCAGCAGGTGCTGCCTGTGTGCTCTGAGGGGTTTGAACGCCCAGTTCGGCCAGTCTACGTTGCACATCTGAGTCGTCCCAGATGTTGGCTCTTGGATCATTGTCAGCCAGATCGTTTAGGATGTCAAACAATTCGTCATCTCCTACCAAATCATACAACTGTTCAGTGGCATTCATGGCATCAGCACCTACTATGAGTTCGCCGGTCATGAGCTGTTGTAGTTTTTCATAAGCTTCGGGCGTGTCAGGCAAGGCCCAGGTGCCTTCGCTCAAACGGTTCATGTAATTTTCAAATATTTCGGCTTCTTTCATTTTGGTTCCTTGCTGTTGTATCTTGGCTAGAGTGGGCAATGCTGCTTCAATTCTAGTGTCCAATGTTTGTTGCACAAACATGTTTTTTAAATCTTCAACCAGACTCTCTTGTTGATCAATTTGATCTGGTGCCCACGACTCAAAGTAGGTGTGATATCCACGTGACGAAGACAGTCGTTTTAGA